ACTTAACTCAGCCGCAACACGTATGACAGACTTTATTGTTAACAATGAAGACTTAGCAATGGCACTTGGTGAGAAACTAGGACAAGCTGTTACATTTGTTGTAGATGGTATTGCTTCACTTTCAACAGGTATGGAAAAAGCAGGCCCAATCTTTGAATTATTAGGAACAATATTTAACGACATTCTTGTCCCAGCATTTGGACTAGCATTTGATGTTTTAGTAAAAATAGCAGAAGCATTAGGCCCTCTAGCAGAAACAGTAGCACCATTGGCACAATCAGCATTTGAAGGCATAGCAACAGTTATGACTGAAATTGTTATACCAGCATTTGAAACAGTCATAGGAACTATCGGAACAGTTATTGACAAGATACAAAGCATGATTGATTTCATCGGTGCAGGTATTGGTAAAGTCAAAGAGTTCGGTGGTGCAGTAGGAGACAAAGTAGGTGCAGGCTTTACAAAAGCCGGAGACGCAATCGGTGGTTGGGTTGATGGTGGTAAAGAAAAATTAACTGGCTTATATGACTGGGCAGTAGGTAACTCTCTTATCCCAGACTTAGTTAGAGACATCGGTAAAGTAATGGACAAGCTACCAAAAGAAATGGTAGATCCAATCGGTAAAGCAGTCACAGATTCAAAAATGCAATTTGATAAACTCCCAACTGGTCTAAATCCAAATCAACTTGTAGACCCAGTTAGTAACACAGGTGCAGGCTTAGGTGCCATGACAGGTGGATTGTCAACAGCAAATTCAAATGTTAACTTCAACATTTCAGGTGTAAATGCAGGCGGAGGATCTGGTCAATTTCAATCAGCACAAATGAGACAGTATATTGAAGGTATTGCTCTAAAAACAGCACACACTGTCCTTAGACAGAATACAGGCTTTGGAGGGTTAGTATAATGGCAAACTTACCATTACAAACACAGTTATCAATATCAACAAGTTATGTTGCAACACCAAGACATAGATTAGTAGAGTTTGGCGATGGTTATATACAAAGAACACCATTAGGCATCAACTATCAAAGACGTACACTTACAGTTACACACGACAATTTAAGTGCAACAGACGCCGCTACTCTAGTTTTATTTTATGAAAATAGATTGTTAGATGCAGGTGTAGTAGACATAGCCGCAAACGAATTATTAAGAACAGCAGGCAAATTTTACTTAGAAAGTTTTGATGTTCAAATGGCAGACAATGAAAGACGAACAATATCAGCAAGTATGATTGAGGTATTTGACTTATGAGTTTACCAGCAATAGTATCATCAAAACTTGCAACAAGTCCAATAACAGATTTATATGAATTTGACTTTACGCAAATAGGTGGCACTGCAAAAATTTACATTTCAAGTGGTCAAGAAGGCGATGGCTCAGGTGGCTTACAAAAACTTGACATTGCATGGGATGATGAAGTTGGTGTAAAAGTATTTGAGCATTGCGATTTACAGATTAGTAATTTACGTTCAGACTTAACAGGTCAAGTTGCAGAACCACAGTTAACAGTTGCGGCTAAAACATTGTGGGATATATCAGGTTGGGCTACAGCAACAAGCAATTTCGGTATGATGAATTATCGTGGCTTAGGTATCAATAGAAAAAGACTTTTTTATAGCACATGGTATAATATGATACCGCAAAGATTTTTTGTAAAGTCAGTTGATGAACTTACACCCGAACAAATAACATTTACATTGACACCAAGTTTAGGCACCGAAAACGGTGAAAAACCAAGTGCAAGAAAGTTGGATATATAGCATGAACTTTAATAAATTTAACTTAGACCAATTTGTAAAAACAAAATTAGCACAACAAGTTCAACAATCACAGATTGGAAACTTTGTTAAACAAAAAGGTGCTCCAGCTATAATATCAACTGTTCTTAAAAAGATATTAGGCAAAAAAGATCCAGTAGTAGTCGACGGTATAGACATGGGCATACAAGTAGAGCCAGGTGTTATACCAGTTGTTTATGGTCACATAGGAATGTCAAATACACAGTTTGACTTGGGACAAAAGCCAAGTGACATAGATGCAGAAAAAATTACACAAGAAGTTAAAATAGTTGTAGGTGAAGGCCCGATTGCAGGTGTATCAAAATTAGTAAATCAAGGAACTATTGAATTTCAACTTCCTGGAGAATCAAAAGAAAACTTAAAACAAGTTATTATTAATGATTCATTTGTTGTAGATCCAAATACAAATGTAGCAAACTTTAAAGACATTAAATTTGAAATGACATTGGGTGATGGTACTACAAATAAACAAACAGCGACAATAACAGACTTCAATCCATTTCTAGTAGAAGAAGCAGACGGTGTAAAGATTGAAGCAATAGACGATCCAACAAATCAAAAACTATTAAATGACTTAGGTGACGTTAGTGCAGGTAAAGGCGAGAACTATGTTCTTTTCTGGAACAATGACGCAGGTCAATGGGAAGCTAAAAGTTTCAACACTCTACTAAATGAAGCAGGCGCAACTTATGATGGCGGCGCAGGTGGAACAGGTGGAACAGGTGGTGACGCAGGTGATGGTGGAACAGGTGGGACAGGTGGTGTAGGGCCAGCAGATGGTCTACTTAAATACACACAACACAATCCCCCTCCAGTTCATTTCGAAACTGAAGGCACATCTAAGACAACTATTACTATTACAGAACCACCGGCAACAGGAACTACAGTTGTTAGTGGTAAAGGTGCACCATTACGTAGAGAAGACCAAACTACACCGTACTTTTCTACAGACATTGATTTTGCAGATGTAGATGAAGCAGTAGATGAAATAAATGTTACAACATTCTTTCCAGAAGGTATCTACAAAGAAATAGAAACTGTAACCACAACAGTAGATGGCACAATAACTCTTTGCGGAACAACAAGACCAATTTCTAACAGTGGTAATTTAGATTGTTTAACACCAGCTACTACTGTAGCACCAGACGGTAAAACAGGAACAGAAAAAAGACGAGATGCTGGAGAAGTTAGAGTTTATGTTGTTTTGACAACTACACTTTGCGGTCGTGAATTTGTTTTACATGAATATGGTTATACTGTTAATGAAAGAAAGATAGGTGGTCATAAACACACAGAATCTTTCAAGCTAACAGAAATGAACGCAGGTTCAGGTGCAATAGTCACAGGGCCAAATGCAGGTTCACAACAGATAGGTGCATTAGACGGTTCTGAAGGTGATTGCAATTCTACAGATTTACAGAAGTTTAAATTCGACAACTTTACATTAAGAGATTACTTAGATGAATATCCAGACCAAATTGTAAAAGCGGCAAATACAGTTAAAGTATATTCTTGGATAGATAACAAATACGAAGGCACAAATGAAGACGAATACAGCATATCTACAAACACGTACTTACATGCAGTAGATGTATGCAAACCAATTGACGATTTTGAAAAGAAATATTCAGTAGGTGTTACGACAGCAACACCATTTAAATTATTTGAACCAGACCACGGATTTCAAAATTATATTGCAGAACCAGATACAGATCCATATGAATTAAATAAATCACGTTGTTATTCAGAAGTTATTTCAGGTGCTTTCTCAACTGTTGCTCCCCCACAACCATTATTAGTAATTGACGGTTCAACTACTGGCAGTAGTGGTACTACAGGAACAAGTGGAGGCAGTGGTGCGGCAGGTCAATCAGGCACAGCAGGAACACAAGGTTCTGTTACAGTTCCAGCAGTTCCAGATGTCCCGTTTGCAGAAATGTCAACAGACTCATCTTATTCAGGCGACGGTGTTGCTGATACAGTTACACTACCAAAAGTTACAGTTACAAACGCAGATGCTAGTGCATCAAATGAACTTGTTATTTCAGTAGACCAAGGCACAGTAGATGTTACTACAGTTCAAGGTTCAGTTAGTGCATCAAACAGAAATACAGCCGCTATGACACTTATAGGCACTAAAGCTAACTTACAGACTACTCTGGACTCAGGTCTTAAATTTAGTAGCTCTACGGCGACCATAGGCGATGTTACAATCACTTTTGCGATAAGTTCTAGCGTAGGTGCTTCCGAAACAGGAAAAGTCATTAGAAGTCAAGCTATAACAGATTATGTAGCACCTTCATTTACAATCACAGTTACAGGCACTTCAGGTAAGTTTAAATGCTTAGTTCGTAATAAACTTATTATGAACACAATTACAGCAAGTGGCACAACTAGTGAAATAGCAGAACAAATTAAAGTAGCAATAAACAGCTATACGACTGGCACACCAGATTTTACGGCAACACGTTCATCTAACGTAGTTACAGTTACAGGCCCACAAGGTCTTGGTAACACTTACAATGGCTTACAGCCAACTAACGGTGCTCTGTCTCCGCTCTTAGCAACAACGATTACACCATTTGCAGGAGGAGTATCACCAAGTCGTATTACACAACCAAAACAAACAACAAAGAATTTATTAGCAAAATTTATCCCTGCATTAGCATTTACAAATTCATTAACAGCAAGTGACGTTTCATTTGCTCAAGTAAAATACAGACCAAAGCAAGGTGATGGTGAAACTGATTTAAGCGAATTAGGTTTCTTTATTGGTGGCAGAACTAATCTTGAAGAACCAACAGAAATTTCAAGTGGTGCTACATCATTTGCTAACTGGAGAACAGCAAATTATACGAGTACTACAAGTAATAAAGGATGGTCAAGTAACCCAGCATGGGTCTTTTTTGACTATCTAACAAATACTACATATGGATTAGGGGATGATATCAAATTAAATGCACAGCAAAAATATGATGCAAAAACAAATGTAGGATTATATAGTGATATTTACAACGCATCAGTATGGTGCCAACAACAACCATCAGGCGTTGCACATCAAAGAGCCGCAAGATTTAACGGTGTATTCTATGGTGGAGAATCAAAGTATGAAGCACTACAAAAAATTGCAGATACAATGTTTGCAAAATTTGTTTATTTAAATGGTAATCCAAGATTAATATTTGATGGTGCCGCTTACAGTGGTTGGGGTGGAAACACACCAATAATTAAGAAACTAGTTAATCAAACAAATGCGGCTGAGGTGACTTATCAATCAGGTTCAATAGAAAACATATTCAACGTTATCAACGTTAAATTTAATAATCCAGACAACTTCTACAAGGTAGAAGAAGTTCAATATATAAACAATTCAAGCATTGCTACATATGGCAGACGAGAAACAAATGTAGAATTAACAGGATGCACAAACAAACAACAAGCATTATGGTATGGTGCTTGGTTATATGAAACAGAAGCGGCAAGTTCAGAGATAGTTACTTACATTGCAGGTTGGGATCATTTCGATGTTCTACCAGGTGATTTAATTTTATTAAATGACACCTTAAGAGTAGATACATCATCAAAGGGCGGACGTGTAGCTACAGACAATAACAACGGAACAGTGACACTTGACAGAGATGCAGGCTCAGGTTCAATAGCAATAACAGATTCACTGGGTTTTGTAAAAACAGGAACAGTTTCTGGAACTACTGCTACTATTTCAACAAGTAATTCAGAAACAGTAAACACAAGTGACGGAGCAATAACATATAATGCAGATTTTGCCAACGATGCTGTTTGGAATACTTACAGTGGCACACTGTACGGGAACTATCGTGTAATAGCAATCGAAGAGTCGGAAGACGGTATTTATTCGGTTACAGCACAGAAACATGACCCGGATAAATATACAAGAATATGGGCAAACACCGTATAACGGAGAAAAATAAATGGCTTTAGGTAAAACAGTAACATACACTCCCTTTCAGGAGACAAGTTTCGGATACGGTTCAACAGAAATCGCATCTAATTATTCAACAGAGATTCCAAACGCAACAGATGTAATCACACTTACAATAACACACAATAGCGGAAACTGGGATGATACTGGCCATATATCTACACCTAGTTCTGGGACTGCCATCTCTGTATATGACCCAACAACAAAAACATTCACAGTTAAAGGAAAACGTTCAGAGGTAGATGTAATTCTTTCTGAACTTAGTTTTTATCCGGCTGACAAACCAGCATCAAGACCTTTTGCCGCAGATAACTTTACTGGACACAAAACTTTATTATACAAACAAAATGAAACAACAGGTAACTATGGTTCAGCAGAAGACCCTCCAGCGATTGGCAATACTGAATTTTCTGCAAGAATCAATAATGCTAGTGGTGTTCAAAAAGTAACAGGAACAATTATATTTGATCCTACAGAACCAACTACAGGAAATCAAAGACCATTTTTCTCTACAGCACCAACACATCAAGATTATTCAACAAGCACATATGATGGATCAACAGGTGACACACTAAATTTTGGTGTTCTTTCACACGGTTCTGATACAGAAAATCTTACAGTTAAAGGTTTCTTTGCACCATATTCGTCAAGTGCTACCGGCATTTCAGCAGAAGGTCTAATAACAACAGATTTTACATTAAGTTCAACTCTTGGAAGTTTTGTAAATCTTAGTGAACTTTATATTGGTAATAAACTTGCTTCAGATAATGCTGGATCTGATAAATTTAATTTTACAGGATCAGTTGCAGAAGCACAAGCATTTCTTGATAATTTAAGATATAAAACATCTGGTTCTTCACAACAAAAAACATTTAACATGCATGTAACTGCCGATGACGGTGTTACTGGTTCAGTATTGATAAAAACAATGTATCACAATAAAGCATTGACAGTATCTACTCTACCGACAACACAAACATTTAAAGAAGATAATACAGCGGTATTTGATTTAGGTGCTGTTGTATTTGGTAACGTTACTGATATGCCAGAAGTCAATTCATACAAAGCAGTTATCACTCTAGACTCTACAGGAACATCGGGTGCTACTTCATTCGGTACTACAACAACAGTAGACACAGATTCATATAATGCAAGTACGGGTGTATTAACAATCGTTGATGATAGCTTAACAACATTTAAACAAGCAATTAGAAATTTAGAATTTGTCCCAGTAACAGACTTTAACTCAAGTTTTACATTTACAGTAGTATTTACATTTGAAAATAGTACTATCGGTTCATCTTATGTAGGTGCATCACAAACAATAAATGTTACAGGTCAAGAAGCAAGTGAAGTAGAAAATATTTCAGTTACACACAACTACACAGAAGACCAAGTTTATTATTTTAAAGACAATACACCATTACAAATTATTCACCCAATCAATCAAGCATTCAAAGTAGATTTTAATTATACGATTGACTCTAGAACGATTAGTCAAGTGGGTGATTTGAATACAACAAACACAGATGTAACTAAAACTACTGTAGGTAATACTATTACATTTACAGGAACACGTGACCAACTTAACGATGCACTAGAAAATTTACGTTTTGAACCTTTTACTGATGTTGATTTGTCATTTCCAATAAATGTAACTGTAACAAGAACAGGCGGTGACTTAACACATGAAACGCCATCAACTGGTCAATTCTCAATGGTTGGTAATCCTCAAACAGACTTTACATTTACAGCACCAGAGGCGATTGTTTGGGCAGAAGATACTACTGTTAGATTTGATAACGGTTTAGTAATATCAGATACATCATTAGATGACCCACTACTCCCTGCATTTGGTAGTTCATTTAAACTTACAGCAAGAGCGAAATATACTGATGGTAGTGCAGTTGCAAGTTCAGATATTGCATTTACGTGCGATAGTGCATTAGATGCCACTATATCAGGGACAGGAACTGTTGCAGATCCATTGATTATTACAGGTAGCAAAGATGCTATAAATCATGCTGTTCAAAACTTTGTTATGACACCAAAAGCAGATTTTACAGCGGCACAGAATTTTCGTTTTGAATATCAACTAGAACGTGGTGTAATCACAGATAGTTTTTATGGTTTATTTTTAAACTTTAACCAACAAACTAGTTTCTTTTCTGGAACACCAAGTGATGAATTATCAGTTACTACTACCGCTCAAAAATACGGCACAGACACGATTGCTGATTTAGGAGATGTATATAGAATTGTTGATGCGGCAGTAGGTAAAGAATATACAGTAACATTTACAATGGATTCAAATGCTCCTGGTATTTTAAGAGCAACAGCTAGTGGTAGTGCTACAGTAGAATATCGTTCAGCAGATAAAAGATTAGTTCTTAAAGGAACAAAAGTAGATTTAAACAATGTGTTTAGAACACTAGAATATCTTCCAACACTTGGTTCAACAAACAATATAACTATTGCATACTTTCAAAAACAAAGAACGGATAATATTACACAGGCGGCTGGATCAGATACATTTACCGTTACACACGATACTACTATTGGTAAGTTTAATTTAGATACAGCAAATACTAGTATATTCTATGCAGAAGATTTACAAGACCAAGAAGATATTCTTGCATTTACTAAATTAAAAATTACAGATGCTACAGAAGAACTAATTGCACCTAGACCGGTTCATTATGTCATTAAAATGACGCTAAATCCTACAACAGAAATTTTCTTTGATAAAAATTATGCTGAGTCAGGTGTTCTTGAAAGTGGAGTAGTAGAAGAAACTGCAAGTGAAATTACATTTACAGGTAGTAAATCTTTCTGTAATCAAAAAATACGAAGTTTAAAATTCAGTGGTATCGCTGACCAAACAGATAACGTTGCTATTGTTTATTCTCAGTCAAGATATGTAGATAATACTTTTAGTGAATTACAAGCAAACGCCGTAACAGCTTTAACACTTAGGGCACAAGGTGGAGGAACAGCGGAAGCAGTATTCTCTACAGCTAATCAATACTTTACAGTAAATTCAGCAGTAGGTGAAAACAATGAAGTTGTAAATCCAAAGTTCTTAGCAAATAATTTTGATGAAGATGGTTATCTACCACCAGTAGTAATCGTTGACTCCGCAGTAGCAACTGGTGGAGATACATTATACAAATTAGAAGTTATATCATCTAACTTACCGACAGGTATTACGATTGCTGATATTCCATTCAAAACAAAAGCAGACTTTACAGCAACAATTTCAACCGGTATGGTTCCACAAAATGTATCAGATAGTTTTATAGAAACATTACAGTATGGATCTACGTATGATGTTTATTTTAAAATAACTAGAAGATTAGGTAATGGTACGGAAGCAGAGATAGAGTTTGATAAACTTACTTACAACTTTATTACACCTCCGCAAGTATTTGAATTTAAAGATACTACTCCTACTGTTAGAATTTCAACAAATACAATAGATTATAATCAAAGCACACATGCTCGTATTAATGGACGTGATCCAGAAGATGTTACTGTAATTGGTGAAGATACACTTGACAGATACTTTTTTGGTTATGTTAAAAAAGACACAGGAACAAACGAGTTCTATGGAGAAGATATCGGAACTAGTTTAAAGTCTTTAGCATTTAGTGAAATATCACAAGATGATTTTACTTTAAAAGAACAATCTGAAACATCAATAATAACATATAATCCGTTCAATGATCCACTTGTTCCATCATTCACTAACACTTATAAAACATTTACACCAAATAGTTTTGGAGATACAGAAGTATCAAAAGCAGAACATATTTGTATAGATAAGTTTGGGTTAAAAACTACTTTAACTGTTAATTACAGTGAAATTGCTGTAAGATATACTAATTCATTTAGAGATAGTGTTAATAGGAGTAATACATTATTAATGTATGCACATCATACTGGTGACCAAGATGGTGCATTTACAGTTACATCAACAAATGGCTTGTATCCAGACATATCAGCTAACACTAATTTAGAAGATAATAATTTTGTAAAAGTGTCACATTACTACATGAGTGAAAATGATGTTGGATCAAACATTGATAATTTCAACACTTTAGATGAACAAAGAAATCAACCACGAACTACAACATCTACAGAAGGTGCTTCACGAACAGGAAGATTAAAATATACTGCTAGTTCAAATTATCCAAATGATAGAGAATATTCAGTAAAACAACCTGGAGAATTGGACTTCCATGATTTTAGATGTAAAGTTCATCAAGTAGCACCATATAAAGGAGTATTTGGTAACCACGTTAATGCTGATTGGACATTTAGAGCTGGTTTTCAAAGAAGTTTAAAACATCACGTTAACAATGGTTTAAGAACTAGTCTTGTATTTACATCTGGTATTGGAACTGAAAAACCAGCGAATAAGTTCTTATATCGTGTCAATCCTTTTACAACATCTAAAGCAGGAAAATTAGGACAAGGTTCTACTAATGATGATTTTCTTATTACACAAAATAGTTTAGTAACACACTTGCATACAGTATCTAATCCAACTACTCAAAAAGCACGTGGATATTTTTTCCATACACATAATATGGAAAGCACAACTTCAACAGCATATCCTGTTATGTTGCACATTAAAGAAGGCTATAACTTTTTGACTGGTGATGGTATAAACTTTGGTGATCCAGAAAGTTATGTAGATAATATTACAAACTGGTTTGAACCACCAAGAACCTATGATAGTCAACCAACTTATGACTTTGAAGTTGATTCAAGTGATTTAAATAATGTAAAAGTATTATTACTTAAAAGTTTTATAAGGAACTTTGGATTTAGAACTTCTAGTTCTGACCAAATATTCGGTGAATATATTATAAATGAAGCAATAGTATTAAAACAAAATACAAGTAATACATTTGAGCAACTATCTTATCATAGAATTTTTGGCAAAGCATCAGCAAAAGGCGATAAGTTTGTTCATGGAGTTCCAAGTTCAACTACAAACGTAACTCCAAATGAAACTGACAATATATTCCTGGCACCGGATTATGATAGATGGGCTAGAAGACACGGCACAGACAATGTTCCAAGAATAAAAGTATACAATGGAAAATTTGTATTACCAACAGGTCATGTGATTCAACCAACATCAACAGTTCCAACAGAAGACGTATTTTTAAGACTTAGTGAAGATGAATATTCACTTACAAAAGCAAATTCGATTTTTGGCACAGATATTACAGGTAAACTTATTGACCAATATCTGATTATGCCAGATAATAAACTAGCATATGTTTCAGCGACAGAGGGAAGAATTAGTAATCCTTTAGCTGATATAAATATTAGACTAGATAACAATAGATTTGATTACATCTATATTACAAATGATGCAATTAATTCTTTTGATTTTTACGGTGTTATGATAGCAGGAAGTAATCGCAACACTCTTAATCAAACACCATTTGCCACATTACCCAAAAAGTTGTTTATGTTTAAGGCACAAGGGAAACTATAAAGGAAAACACTATGACAGTAACACTAAGAACGAATAAAAGTTCAGCGTTAAGTTTCGGTGAATTAGACGGAAACTTCACAACGCTAGGCTTAACACACGGTATGACTACTTCAAACGTTGCAGTAGCAGTTAATACAGTAACAGCGACAACTGGTACTATTACAACAGCTAATAATACTACAACAAATACAACAGATATTGACGTTTCAGGAAGAATTCTTGTAAATGAAACAACATCTGCACAAACAACAGCAAGAAACAGTCATTTTCCAAATTCACATTCTGTAATATACGCAGAAGATTATAAGGATCATATTGTTATTAAGCCAGGATCGGCTGTTAGTGCAACAACAAATATGACTTATCAAAGAGCATTTGAAGGCAATGCGGCGGCTGGTATAGGTGTAGGTATATTTGGACAATTTACTGCAACTGATGTTACTACTCCAGACTTTTTAGGTGGATGGGACTTTACTATCAACAATTACACAGACACAAATAATTTTGATACAAAGTGGGCACCATATGTTTATTCAACTGCATCTGGCACAAGAACATCTCATACACCAATAGCTATTGAACATGATAACATTGAAGCTAATGCTCCTGTTCAATTAAAGTCATACACTACAACAGAATCCAATAACTTAACAAACTTGAAGAACGGACAGTTAATTTACAACACAAATTTAAACAAAGTTCAAGCAAGAGTTGAAGGTGCATGGGTTAGTTTACACTAATGGCTAAGGATCCTAGATTAGCAAGATTTGGGTTAGCAGGTTTTAACAAACCAAAGAAAACTCCAAAACATAAAAGTAAATCACACATTGTACTTGCTAAAGATGGTGATAAAATAAAACTAATTCGTTTTGGGCAACAAGGTGTAAAAGGTTTTGGTAAAGTAAAAACAAAACAAGGCGCAGAAAAAAGAGCGGCTTTTAGAGCAAGACACGCCAAGAATATTGCTAAAGGCAAAATGTCAGGTGCGTATTGGTCAAATCGAGTAAAATGGTAAGAATAGTGAATTTAAAACAGTACTGGGACTTAGAGACCAAAAAATGGGATAGACAAGCAGAAATGAAACACAGTTATGTGTTGATGAAACTTGACATGATGCTCGCCCAACACAAGAGCATTGGACTAATCGACATTCATGATTTACATGAATTTATTGTTTTGTTTAGAACACTGGACAAAAGAAGACAAAGATTATATGCACATCTCGTAGATGAGATGGCTGAATTATGGGATAGTTTTGACGAAGTGGATGATTAAAGTGGCTTACACCGTACTAGACGTAGAACGCTATAGAAAACTAAAATGGCGTAAACAAAGAGACAAAAGATTAAAAGGCAGTGGAGGACTTATCTTAGTAGACCATACTTGTAATATGAGATACATACCAGAAGGATCTATTTTAAGAACAACAACAAGTCCAAGACAAAATATGTGGGAAATCAATCTACCAGAAGATTTTAATAAAAGTGTAAAAAAAGTTGCAAAAACACTTGACGCCATCGCCTATATGTGATATAAATATATATAGTAACAATTATACTCCTTTTGTATTTCAATGACATGGTATACAAAGTAGTTACACTTCTAATGTATAAATTGCTTATATTGACATAATTGTTACTACTTCAAACAAAATGTTCTAAACATTTTGTTCTCCTGAAGACTAGGATCCCTGTTCGTTAC